GGGGAGGAACTCGATATCAAGTCGGAGCTGGGTCCCAGAGATCCAGGCGCGGCCCTTGCCGATGGGAAGGGCCCGACCCTCGTGCCCGAATAGGATCACCGGGTTTCTGGTGAAGTTCCCGAGCTGCCAGCCAGCGGCGCGGATCGTTGTGTTGTAGCGATCGATCGTCTCATCGCTCGCGATGAAGGAACGGACCCGAGAAGCCTTCGGCGCCTCCGGGGTGGAGGGCTCGGCGCTCCGTTCGGCCGGGGCGTGGGTGCATCCATCGCAGCAGGGGCCCGCTCCCTTGCACTCCTCGGCGGTGCACCCACATTGCTCGCATGTGTCGGCGGGCGGCGCTGGCTTCTCAGCGGGCGCGGCGGGCGGTGGCGCGTCGGCGGGGGGCGCTTCGCTCGCCAGTCTCACCGCGGCCCGTCTGACGAGTGTCGTCATGGGTCGCAGAGTTCAACGGTGAATTCAACAGAGGCGAGCCGCGGTCACTTCGCCGCTCTCAGCCGAGGCTGGGCCCGCTCCTCGCCCTCGGCCTCGGCGACGTCGTCCGACTCCAGTTCGTTCGGCTCCTCTTCCGCGTCGGCTGCCACGTCACCCACGACCTGGCCCGGCTGGGCGAGCGGCGGAAAGACTCCATCGAACTCGGGGAGGGGCGAGTGTCCCGCCTCGGCCCGCCATTCGTTCAGGGCGAAGGCCCCGGGCTGGGCGACCATCACAGCGAGTCGGCGATCCTCATCGTCGGGAAGGCTGACTTCAGCTTCCAGGGTGAGGGCGGGATCCCAGCGCGAGAGGAACTGGAGCTGAATCTCTGAGCGCAGGAACTCGGCCCGGGGCCACTCGACCCCGAGGACGTAGATGAATCTCGCTGCGTTGATCGTGGAGCGGTTGCTATTCTCGATGATCCCGAGAAGCTCGGGCGGCATCGCGAACACCTGGGCAATCGTGTCGCGGCTGAGCTTGCGAAGATCGATGAGCTGTTGATCCCTGAAGGAGGCGTCGAGCCTCTGGGCGTTCATCTTCCCGGAGGCGAAGTGGGCCCGGTGAGCGTTCGCCGCGCCGCGGTGGTCTGCCTCCCACTGTTCTTTGGCTCGCTTCAGCTGCTCGGGCTGGGCGCCCTCAAAGGCGACGATGAAGGAGGGAAGGGCCGAATTGAAGAACCACGCCTTGATGAACTTCGCCGCGTATTCGTCGGTCTCCAGTTCGTCCCCGAGGGACTCGGCGATCCCGGTCCCCCGTCCATAGGGATTCTCGGGGTCCGCGTCTTTGAACCAGATCACCGCTTCAGGCTTCACCGTGAGCTGGAGGCCCGAGAAGGAGATCCGAAAGAAGGGACTCGCATCGGTCGGACATTGGGTGATCCAGTGAGGAGGCACGGGGAGGAACCCGGCCGGGAGTCCATCGGCCCCGAGGTCGAGGAGCCAGAACGCTTCTCCTTTAATGTCCAACCACGTCTGAGTCATCGCCAGCGCGGTCCGGCCCGTCATGAACGGGTTAGGACAGGCGAGGACGTCAAGGGCTGGGTGGTCGCAGATCTCTCGAAGCTCGCCAGCCGAGGCGAGGTCCCGACGCCTCCGGGCCCGGGACCCATAGTCAGCCGCCCCGAGGAGTCGGTCGGCTCGCCCGCGGTCCACGCCCCATCTCCACAAGGGGGCCTCGGCCACGTCCCGAAAGGATCCGTTCGGCCCTTGCCTCGCCCGGAGAGCCGCCTTCGTGGCGACTGGGACGACGCTCCGGGCGTAGACGCTCCAGCCCACAGAGGCCACGCCGCGAGCGATCCGCGAGGTGACCGCCCTCAGCCATGGCTGATCCCGGTACGCGGCGATCAGTTCCCGGGTCCCTCGACGGGCCGGGCCTCTCACGCCCGAGGAGGTGACTGCTAGGCCCGACTCGACGGGGACGCTCGACGGGACGCTCGGCCCCATCCCGAACATTCCCCGGACGCGATCGAAGAATCCCATACCGGGATCGTGGGGCGATCGATTCAACAGAGGCGCGGCGCTTAGATGAAGGCGAATCCACCGCTCAGCATCACCTCATGAATCCCCCAGTTCATCGCGTCGACCCGGTCGTCCCGATGCCCGTTAATCCCCGTGAAGGTCTTGATCTGGTGCTCCAGTTTCTCCCAGCCCTCGGACCCCACGAGATGGACCTTCCCTTGCTCGACCAGGGCCGCGACTGGCTCGGCCCGCTTCCCCTTGCCTCTCATCGCCCGCAGCGTCGAGTAAGGGATCTCGGGATCGACCGACCTCAAGACTGATTCAACCATCTCGCCGCCGACGTTAATCTCGGCGACGATCCGATCTGCCTTATGGAGGTGAAACGCCCGGACCGCGGCTCGTGCCCATTCATCGGGCGATCCCTTCAGTGTGTGATCCTTGAGGATGTAGCAATGACCATCGGTGCCTTTGCCCACCGCCATGATCCCGGTCTCGTCAGAGCCCGCGAGGCTGGTCGGCGCCGGGTCGATCGCGATGATCACCCGCTCCAGTTCGGGCGCGGTCGGGACTCGGCGGGCGTCGAAATGCTCCAGGTTAAAGAGCGCCCCGGCCACGTCGGTCAGCAGCTCGGCCCCCACCTCCTGGCGGCCCAGGCGCGTCCCCGAGTAGGTGCGCTTGATGTGGTCGATGTACGAGGGCGCGAGGTTCGCCGAGTTCTCGAAGGTGTTACCGCGAGTCGTGATGATCCTAGGGTCCTTCATGATCCGAAGGAGCAGCTTCGTCGGCTTCGGAGTCGTGGTGACGATCACCCTCGGGTTCCCTCCGAGGCGAAGTCCCATGATCATGTTATCCCACGTCGAGTCATCCTCGCCCTCAGCCCAGGCGCACACCTCATCCGACCAGCAGAGATCATGCTGAGGACCTCGAAGGCGAGCGCCCTCCTCGGCGCTATAGAGCGTGGCCCGCGCCCCGTTCGGCCACGTCAACCGACGTTTGCTCGGCTCATACTTCGGAGCATTCCAGGGCGGACAGACCGAGAGCAGTCCCGACTCACCCTCGACCATCACGTCCCGGGCGTCGGCCGAGGTCGGCGAGATGAGGGCGACCCGGCGAACCTGCCCCGACTCTACCAGCCAGCGGACCGACTCGGCGCCGACGCGAGTCTTCCCCCAGCCTCGGCCCGCGAGGGCCAGCCAAGTGAACCAGCCGCCCCGGGGGATGAGCTGCGAATCTCTAGCCCACATTCCCAGCCAGTCGAATGACAGGGCCCGAAGGCTCCGGTCGTCGAGGCCCGAAAGGATCTCCTCGCGCTCGTCAGGCGTCAGGAGCTGGAAGAGGTGGTGAAGCCTCATCACCTTCGGGCGTTCCCCCGTCGCCTCCTCGGCCCTGTCCTTCGCTACCTCGATCAACCCTGGAGGCAATGAGGGCGTCGATTCGTTTGGTAAGGAGTTCACGCAACACCTGGAGGTCAGCGGGCTTCGATTCGTTGGTCAGGGTGACCGACTCTTTGCGTGCCCAGTCGATTGAATGGCGGCGCTCTAGGAGCCACTTCGCCGCGTTGGGATCGATCTCGGCCGAGGCCCGGACCATCTCGACGAGGGTATGTTCACCGACCCCCTCGGCCCGTTCGACCGCCGCCAGCAGCTCACGCTGAAGGGAGGTCGCCCCCTCCTCGCGTGCGTCGGCGAGCCAGCCCCGAAGGGTGCGATCCTCGATGCCCGCGACCGCCGCCGCGGCCCTCCGAGTGTGGCCACGTTCGAGGACCCCGACGACCTCCTCGATCAGCTCCGGGGTGAGCTTGCTTTTCGGGCCCGACCGCCGCCGCTCCGGGGCGGGCGCTGGCGCTGCGATCGTTCCGGGGGAGGCCCTCGACGGGGATCGATCCTCGACCTCGGCCGAGCCGCGCCGGGCGACCTCACGCTTGCATGGGAGGCAGTAGACCGAGCGACCATCGGCCATCGCTTTGTTACGAGCGAAGGCGTCGAGCTTCTTCCACTCCTCGCAGCGGGGGCAGAGCTTCAGGCCAGCCTTTCGGATCCCCTTCATCCCGGGGAGGGTGGGGCGATCTATTCAACAGAGGAGGGGCGGGACGATCGTAGGAAGATCGCCCCGCCCCCCGATTCAGCGATCAAGAAAGCCCGATAATTCTCCCCGAGGTCGCACGAGTCC